ATGGCGTAGCACTTGAGCCGCTATCGCTCTGGTAGTCTCAATCTCCAGAGTCATTGTAGCCTGTTCAAACACACTCCAATGATTATGTTTGATACAGTATCTCAAAAGACCTGCGTATTTTTCATTCTCCTGATTGTCTGGATTGCTGACTCTGGCAATGTATGCCATGGTCTGCTCCGCATCGGGAGTAACACTAACTAATTTTGCACTCATAATTAATCTGGATAACCGTCATCGTCGTCTCTGCCTTCATATCTAAATCCAAAGTCAGATTCTTTTCGTAGGTATGCTTCTGTATCAGCATACACTTCTGTTTTAATCTCCTCTAGCAAAACTTCGAGGTTTTTGATTAGGAGTTTGAGTTTGTCTCTCTTCATTGTGGTACACCTTCAAAAATGTTGAAGTTAAAGTTGATGACTACTCGTCTGTTTGTATCAGTACAAGTAACACCAGCATGTTCTAAATTAGAATCAAAGACTACAAGTCTATTTGATTTACTATCTATTCTAGTACCATCACGGAAAATTGTATAGCCATTATTTGTATTCATGTACAAAATGGCAGTAATACAATTAGGAAAATCTGTATGAAAGTCATTGTGTTGAGGTTCTTCCGTTCTAACAGTAAGGTTTGCCTTACATCTAGTCACAGAAGAAGCATTCAATCCTTTGAACACAGGTTGAACCAGAGACCAATACTGACTTCTAGGTTCATACTCCTGATAAAAACAATGAGTGAATTGATATTTACCATCATCAGGCAATACAATCCCCTCATTATAGTTCCATGGGAAATGCATTCCCATGATTTGTTCTTCTAAAATGTTAAAGTCCTTTTGATCAAGGAACCCATCAAGTATCTGAGTTTTCATACGTTGGCGGGTTGTACTTCAAAAATTCCCAAAAGGTTAGTTTCATTTCCTTTAGGGTCATTCCACAATGATCTGCCGCGTTAGGTAGATTCATCTTTGCGTAGAAGAGGGACTCGTTAGCCTCCTGTACGTTCTGTGGGGTTGTCTTCACTTTTGGTTTGACTCTCTGGTCCATAATCTTTAAGGATTTTAGAAATAGTATTCTCAGTGCCATCCATACTACGAATCTCGAAGAGGCTGGACTTCATATACTTCTTTAGTTTCTTGTAAGTCTTGTTCAATTTTTTCATCTGTTCGATGTCAATCTTGGCACCGACTTTCAAATTTTTGTCTTCAGTCATTTTTTCTTAGACTTTTTCTCAGAATTACCCCACAGTTTAGGGTTGACTCTACCATTTGATTGAGTCATGTTTAATACTTTACCATACTTATCGTAGTAGTAATCAAAAATCTCAACCATTTTACTACTAATTGCCAAATCAAACCGTTTCTTACCCTCAGCTTCGTATTCAACTAGGTAAGCAGTGTATGGCAGAGATCTATCTTCTGCCATTTTTGCTTCGCAATTTTCGTGTAAGATTTTCAACTTCTTCCTCCCCATTGGATATCTGGATATGCCTCAGAGACAATCTCCCTCTTGATAGCGTATGCACTCTCAAGGTTCTTGTCTTTAACCAAACAAAGGATCTTTGCCTCTTCAGGATGCAAAGACTCAAGCATGTTGATGAACATAGTCTCTCGTTTAATTTTATTGAGAGCATCGTTTCCGCCTTTAACAAAATTGTAAAGACGTTTCCACTCATTCCTCAAGGTGGATCGTTGTGGAACCCCTCTTACAGGGTCAGGAGCAGCTTCCTCAGTCAAGGGTTGGTATGGTACATCCCCTGCAGGAATCATTGAGACAACTGTCTCATCATAGTTCCAGATGAACAGAGCTTTTAGAAAGTCTCCTCCATGTTGTTGGAGAATCTGAATCTTCTTAGCTTTAGTTCTCTCTTGAACAACAGCCCCAAGAATTTCATGGACCAAAGAGTTTGGTCGCAGTTCAATCTTCTGAACTTTGATAGTCTTTGGTCCCGTTTTTTTCTTAGTTGTCGTAGACGTGGATCTAGGTTTCCGCGTCGTCGATCTCTTCGTAGTCGTCATAATTGTTTTCAAACCTCACGGCTAAAATTTCATCAGGAATAACATTACCATTTACGTCAAACATCTCAGGATGGAGGGCGGGTGTTGCGGTGTAAAACTGATGTTGTTGATACAACCAACCAATTATACCACCAATCAATAAGAACATCACACTGAGCATGACAAAAATTGCAACTAATGTAATTTCCATGTCCTTTTCCTCCCACGGGCGTTACTTCTTTTTTATATCAAAGGAAATCTGTATAAAAAAATGAATCTCTCGGTGGAAAAGAGAGATTAACTTTCCGAAATGGACTTCCCAAGTCTTCTTTTCTGTCTTTTTTTCGGAATGGCCTCCTGAAAGCATAAGATCCACACCTCTATTTATGTGGAGATCCCCATCGTTTTTCATGTTAGAATACGATGTTCCTTCAAGTATTCTATCGTCTCTTGGCAATCCCCGATGTGTTTTCCATCCATCTCCACTTGTGGGAACTGGATTTTGCCAGGAAACTTAGCAGTAAATTCTTCTGCCGTAAAATCATCATCAAGAACTAGGTAATCAAAATCTTTTCCAAGTAGTTCGAGAACCATGATAATTTTTCTACAAAGTCCGCATTTATCTTTACCCCAAATAGTAAACATAAAACCTCCTATTCTTTATCTCTGTTTTTAAAAAGGTCTTCCATATTATCAAACATCTTATCCAATTGAATAAGTTGTTCGATGTTTGCAATCATTTTAGAAATAGTCACGGCTACATGAGGATCTTCATGTCTTGCAGCAAAAGCTAATGCATTACGCAGATTTGATTCTGCATCTTTTAATGATTGTTCTACAGATTCAGAGAGTGCCATTGATTGAGTCCCAGTCTTTTTGAAAACGTTCCAGTCCATTATCTGTCAAGATATGATTAAACATCTTATCAAAAACACCGACTGGCAGTGTACATACTTCCGAACCTGCAGCAAAACAACGTCCTACATGATGAACATCACGGAGAGATGCGGATAGAATATTTGTACGAACCATATGCTCACGATAAACTTGAGAAATAGTTTGCACTAAGGAAACACCAGAGAAAGAATTGTCATTCAGTCTTCCAACAAAGGGAGACACATAAGTTGCATCTGCTTTTGCAGCAAGAATGGCCTGTGATGCAGAGAATACTAGAGTAACATTAGTAGTGAATCCTTCACCTCTCAGTGCCTTACATGCTTTAAGTCCTTCGACTGTGCAAGGTACTTTGATAGTAACGTTCTTCATCTCTTTGAATACCTGTGCCTGATCGATCATGTCAGGTGCAGTATCAGCAACAACCTCAGCAGAGATAGACTCAAAATGAGGGAACTCCTCAGAGATCTCTCTGATCGTCTCTACGGGGTCTTTACCAGCCTTAAGGATAAGAGTTGGATTTGTAGTCACACCGTCTACAAGACCCGTGGCGTTTCCCCTACGGATCTCTTCGATATCGGCAGTGTCAAGAAAGATTCTCATTAGTCATCATCTCCATCTAATCTGTGTTTCTTTCGAATTTTTTTAAGTTGTTTTAGTTCTTCTTTGATTTGTTGATATGCAACTTCCACTTCTATCTTATTCGCAATCTCCATAGCACATACCATGGAAACCTTGTCTCCGAAACGGGCAAGAGCCCGTTCGAAGTCATTATCATGCGAGTAGAATGGAACCATAGTTATTTTTTAATAGTATCAAGGAAAAGGAAATTGGGGTGTTCAGCCTTGTATTTTTCAACTTCTTTCAGATCTTTTAGAAAGATTGAAACTGTGGGCTGATGCTCTTTAAAACAATAACGCAATTGGATAAAATCTTGTTGAGCCATTTTGGTTCTCCCAATGATAGTGGCATTATATCCCCTTATATAGGGTAAGTCAACTAAAGTTTTCCTCCTACAGTTCCATCATACGACGAAGCTGTTTCTGGGAATCCGTGTTTGACCCCATGTAGGTGGAATACAGTTCCATCGTAACAAGCCCCCTTCGTAAGTGCGGTGATGATTCCCTTACCTTCCTTGTCATAGCTAGTCCAAAGTCCAAATCGCGTCTCCTTGAGTTCGAATAATCCTGTTCCATGGTCATACCATTGTCCTTCTTTAATTAAGTGGTTGTAAGGGTGTTCTTCAATCGTTGAACTCTTCGTTTCTTCGTTCATCTAAGTACCTGATTATTTCGTCTCTCCATTCCATAAGTTCATTAAAGCATTCCTGATTATGTGAACACTGACGTAGTTCATGATCAGGTTTTAATACACTTTCATAAAAAAGACCGAGAGCATCTCGGCGTTTCTCATGTTTAATAGAATCCATTAGGTTTCTCCTCTGTGTTTAGATTGTCTTTCATTAACTCTACAGCATCCCACTGTTTAGCCATTTCATCTGTCAGATACAGAACTCTTTTCTCATGAATCTGATCTCTCTCCAACAAATAGCCAATGGTATCAGACAGTCGTTGCCTATTACCTTCCTTATCAATGAGAAAGATACTATAAGTATTTTGAAATTTTTTCTCAAGTCTAAATTTAATGTACACGAAGAGTACAAAATTCAGGAGGATTACAAATAAGTAAATCATTTAACCTTGGAGAGGTCTTCAAATGTTAACATGTCAGGATCTCTTTGTCCAGCGGGAACAAACTTATATTCGTTATTCCATTTGAACGACGTGTTATTTAATTCATGTTTGACAACCTCTGCTACTGCTTCTGGTTCGTTCTCTAATTTTGCAAGAACCTGAGCAAGAAGTAATTTAACCTCATGTATCTCAGCATGGATGTCTTGATGGTGAAACCTCAGTGATTTTTCAATCAATTTCTGAATTTTTTTCTTCATAACAGTGAGCATTCTCAATATTTATAGGTCACTTAAGACACTAATCAGAAACAACATTACTCCGAAACCTAAGAAGTAGGCAAGGATAATGAGGAAACTTATCTCAGTGGGCAGTGCCGTTTCCATCGTAGTCATCAGAGTCATAGTAATTATTCTCTCCTTTTAAAAACCCAAAGGTAAGAGTCGTTACAACAAAGGGTACGGAAATCCACATTAGAAAGTGTGCAAAGGTCATGGGTTTGATGGGTCTAATCCTAGTTCAATAAGGTAATCTACCCACCACTGTGGGTTCTTTTGTTGTCTCCACTGAGGCACTGGGACTCCTTTCTCAACCACATAGTATTGATGAAGGCTATCCTCGATAATCTGTGCGATCTCCATACTCCTCTTCCTCCTCATCAACATCTGCATACGGGTTGTCCACATAGGGTCCTCGTTTTCGAAGGGGTTCTTTTCGAACATAGGCAGTTTCTTCATT